CTGCATCTGATGGCATTTTAAAGATTTTGATCTTTTCTGGATGCCGAGCTGCAACCTGTATGGCACAGAGAACACGAACAGCCTTTGGCTCTGTGCTATATTCTCCCAGGATAGTTCCTTTCTTTTTGTCTTTAGTATGTGCCAGTATCTGATATGAGCCGGTTGGTGTGAGAACTGTAGTCGTTTCTTTTTCAGTCATATCTATCAGCTGATTTCCCTGTGTTCTAATCTTCATTTCCGTATTTTTCTCCTTTCAGCCAATATTCGTGTTGTATTAACAAGATTCTCCGTATTCCGTTCATATTCTATCATTTCTTTTCGGACAGCTTTAATCAACGCAAGTAGTACTTTTTTAATTTCAGCAGTCCCTACGCGTGTACAATACTCTTTCGCATTCTGATCTATAGCCTTGATCTTTATATATTCCGATTGTCTTATCATTGACTTGATGATTCTCTTCTTCATCTGTTCTGGCGGTTTCTTCTCATACATTTTTTTATATTTCTTTTTCAGTATCCTTAGCTTCATCTTTTACACCTTTTCTCTGTTAAGCCCCAGTTCTTCATAAATGTTATAATTGGCCAGATCTTCAAACTCTACTTCAATATCCATATCTCTTTTTGCATATTCATAAGCTTTCGCCACTCCTATGCGATTCACATACTCCATTGCTGATTTCCAATTATCCAGGAATTTTTTATTTGCTTTCGTGAATCCCCATGAAAACTTTATCGCGTAAATAGAGATGATTATATTTGTGATCGTTATATAGTCTTCTGCCCGTTCCAGTTTCTCCTGGGCTTCACGGATGCAGGCGTCCGTTGCCTGCTCCGTTATTTCATCCTCTCTCGCTTTCAGGTAATTCTGCAGAATCATTGACTGCTGCCCTGTCAGTCCTGCAACCTGGCCAAGCTGCATCTTAAAGTTCAATTGGAGTCTGCATTTTTCCTGTTCTCTGGCCTTACGTCTCATTTCTGCCCTGTTCATTTGCTTTCCCTCTGTACTTCCTTTAAGAATTCAACCAATTCGCTTTCACTATTTGGGAATTTATTGTATCTTCCATGCTGTGTCCATTTAGGTATTCCTGATTTTCTTTCCGGTTCAGGTCCTCCGATCAAATGCATGTAATATGATTCTGTATTATCTGATACCCACTGGCTATGAACAGTATCCCGATCATATTCTTCTGCAATAAGTCTTGCGCCATTTGCAAAATCATATTTGTAGTACCTGACGCCAATATGTTCATCTGTATACCAAAGTCCCCAGGCTTTATAATTTCTCAGCCATTCTTTCCTCTGATCATTATTTCTCATCACCGGAAGTGGCAACTGCTCCATGACGTTCTTTCCGTCATCTTTATTTTCATCATCCAGACAATCTCTCACCAGATTCTTGATTATTCTGAGTCCACCGGCAATGAGCTGATATTTCAATATCGTTCTTCCCGGAATTCCCTGATCAGCCACTGAAAGATAGTTTTTCAACTCTTCTTCGGCATCTTTCAGAATATCATCCATTGCAATCATTGATGGAACCGGAATATCTTTAAGCTCCGGTGGCCAAGCTTCCGGTATCAGTTCTATTATCTGCTGCTTTTCGTCCACTGTTTTCTTGTTTTCTGCCGCGTTTTCGCATCGTTCACAGTTGTCCGAATCGGACATATCTGATTCTTCAATAACAGAATCTTCCGGTACTATCCTTTTTTTATATTCTGCTGCCATGCGTTCTCTTGATATGTAACAGACTTTTTCGCCCTGTTCATCGTAAAATACGAAATCATCTTCCTTTGGTCTTTGCACTGCTGCGAATTCCGTTCCCATTACTCTGAAACGCCTTGTATTACCTGGTCCCATGCCTTTATATGCATTTTCCAGGAATACATTTATCATCCTTGCTATGTCCGGCAGAAATACTTCGTTTGCATCATAATATGGACATTCTTTTTGTGGTTCTGGCATAGGCGCAAGCTTCACCGCCTTTTGTTTCTTACCA